ATTACACAATCAATTACACAATCAATTACACAATCAATTACACAATCAATTACACAATCAATTACACAATCAATTACACAATCAATTACACAATCAATTACACAATCAATTAATCAAGATCTTCCATAATTACGTCTGGTTTTTCATCAATGAATACAGTTTTAAAATCTGTATTATAAATCGTGTTTATTTTAAACACTTTTTCAGTAAAATTATCATCATTCATATACAACGTCAAATTATAATCTACTAACCTTAAACTATTCGATTTTTTTATTTCTAAAAAGTCAAATAATTTACCTAATTTAACACGTTTATCAAAATAAAAACAAAATCGTCTTATATCATGTGTTATATCAAATAATATTTCACCGCTATTATCTGTAATACTAGCATGAACTATTAAATTACGCTTATCAAATGTAGTACATCTATTATCTCCTAAATTAATTGAATTACTAAATTCATATACATCAGATTCAGAAAAAAATATTAAACTGTATTGTTTCTCGTTAAAAACAACATCATAATCTGTAAACGTGGTATCTTTTATACTTACACAATGTTTCTTGCTAATATTGTTTATCAGTCGTGACATCCTCTTCAATTTTCTTTCAATTTTCCACTTGCAAATCCGTAAAAATAACGAAAATGTCTTTAAGAATATAATACGTCTATAATAATACAATAATATTGTTGTTAAAAGGGTAATTAAAATTACATAAAACATCTTATTTAAAAAGTATAATTTTTTAGCTTTAAATGGATTTCTTTCAATTTTTACAAAATTCTAAAGATTCTGTTGATATATCAAAAACATCTAATAAAACAGTTAAAAAACCACATGAACAAAATCAACAAACATTTACAAATACAAATATAGACACAAATTTAAATAATCAGGAAGTTGAAGTATATAAAAATATAAATAAAGGAGATTTTGTTAAAATTATTGGTGTAAAAGATAGTGTTTTGAACTTTTATAAAGGATACATAGGTGAAGTAAGAGATTATAAACGTGATAAGGATTCAGCAATGATACTTTTACATCCAATTACATATCAAACTATAATTAAATTCCCCTTACATCATTTTATTAAAATTGATCCGTTTCGTAAGTCTAATTAGTATATAAAAATTTAACAGTCTTACTAGTCTATAAGATTTGTATAAGTAATAATTTTATCTGTTACAAATAATTCTTTTAAGGTTTCATTAACTTGCTGTATGTTATTCAATTTTATTATTTTTTCCTGATCGCTTCTTATATTGACAATGTTTTTATTTATAGTGTAAGAACATGTTTTAATACATGGATTTTTATTGAGTAAAGTAATGAATATGTTTTTATGGATGTCTTTTATATCACCATTTGCTAAATATATGAACCATATATCATTTGTAGTTTTTAATTTTAATCTTCTAAACATTTTGTTGAAAATTAAAAGTCCACGTTTTACAACGTCATCAGTTCCTATCTTGTCAGTAATAATATATTCATTTTTACAATTTACAAAACGATTAATTTGACAATCTTTCATATTAACAACTATATTTACTTGTAAACAACGTTCTAAAAAACGTACATCTGTAAATTTGTCATCAAAATCTAAATAATAATATACATCTAATATTTTTCTTTCCATTTGAGAATTATTTTTATCATTAGTAGAGCAAAAATTAACTGACATTTTATCTACCTTATAATACTAAAAGTTTTTTTATATAAATTTCAAACCTAATTGTTAAACTTTTTTTACTAGTATATATTAATAATGAAATCAAAACCAGATTTACACGACAATACAGATTATTCAAAATATCACGGTACTTCAGGATTATCTACTAAAGCGTGGGGTCCTAATGGATGGTATTTTTTATTCTCTTGTATAATGGGTGGATATCCTGTAAAAATAGATGAAAGAAATAAACAACACAAAGAAATTCAACGTCATTTTAAAAATATGCTATTAAGTTTAGGTTATACAATGCCTTGTATATTTTGTAGACAATCATTTTTAGGTTTTTGTAAAGACCTTCCTATTGATGATTTTATGAAAGGAAGAATAGAACTTATGCGTTGGCTTTATGAAATAAGAAATAAAGTTAACAATAAACTAATAGCACAAGAAGAAAAATGCTATAACGATGAAAAAAAACGCCTTAAAACAATATATCATAATGGGGAAAAGAATGATGATGATAAAAGAATTTACTATAAAAATTTAGAAGAATTTAGACAGAAAACATTTATAACTAAACCAGCACCTAGCTTTCAAGAAGTTTTAGATAAATACGAATCTATAAGAGCAGTATGTTCTACTAAAGCACAAACTTGCGCGTTACCAGATAAAAAATAACTTTTACTATAACATTACATACCAATCTATAATAATATATGTATTGTATATTATTAAGTGTTACAGTATATTATTAAAAGTTGATTTATTTAAACACCAATTTCAAAGAATCTTCTCATTTGAGCAGGACTTTGTTCAAAACTGCTTTGGTTCCATGGTCCTACATTTTCCTTAGGGATAGGAGGTAGAGATCGAATGTCTTGGTATGGGATTTTATTACTTTGCATTACAGTATTAATACCTACATGATATCCACTAATTAAAAAGTTTTGTTCTTTTAAAAGCTTAGAAACAGGATTTTCTTTAGCGAATTCATTTTCAGCTCCATATTTTGGAAGAAGATCTTCAGGTTTGACTTGTTCACTACCTGCTACAATTTTATCAACTTGAATTTTTTGTGGAGATTGCATTACTTCAGCTACTGGTTGCGTTGGTTCTACTGGTGGTTGAGCAATAGGTTTTTCTTCAGCTGTTTGTTCTCCTTCTACATTTTCAAGTTGTTCTGGCATCATACCATAATAATTTTCCATCTTTTCAGATCGAGGTTTTTGCATATAAGATACTAAAAGATAAACACCAAGTAGAATAAGTGCAACTTTAAGCATATCGTTTCGTTGAATAAGTTCTAAAATATTAGCCATAGGATTTGTTTTAATATACTATAATAAAATAAAATAATTTTATATTTTAAAAAATTTAAAAAAAAACCCACGAACCGTTAATTTAAAAATACAATTACTACAAGTTTATGCCCAATAACTCTTAAATCAACTAAATTACAATGGACTTTGATTCAGATGACTTTATAGATGATAATTTTATGCAAATAGATCATCTAGATGAATTTTTATTTAATTATTCCGATAAAATTTATTATTTGTATGAAGATTTAAAACATAGATTCGGTGCTTTCTCACCTTTTTTCATATGTGATATGCAATATCACGATTTAACAAATTTTTTTACAGATTTAGTATTACGAAATCCTAACCTTTATGTTTTTACTAAAACAAATCTTATTACATGTTTTGATACCTTTTATACAAAAGAATTAGATATATCTTATCGTATCGTATTCAATTTTGCAAAACAAACACTGCGATTTAACTTACAATACAATGATTGGTTACAGTTTTGCTACTTATTAACTGATAAATACGAAATGAACAAATAAATGCGCGATCATAATAATTATTTAATATCATTCTTATATACAATGATATTATCTATCGATATTGGTATTAAAAACTTGTCCCTATGTTGCATGGATTATACTGACCATAAAGATTTATCTAGTTATATTATAAAATTATGGGATGTATATGATACATTAGACACAGAAGATCACATTTGTCAATCATCTAAACGTGATGGTACAGCTTGTGGAAAACGTTGCGGATATAAATATAAAAGTGAAACTGATATGATATACTCTTGTAAAACACATTTTCCTAAAGACATTACTATAAAACCACAAAACATATATAAAAAACGTTTAGTTAATGATTATTTACTACAAGATATTGCCAAGATAGTTTTAACACGTTTACAAAAAATATATGATGAAAATGTTGATATTTTTATAAATATAAAGTCTATTGTTATAGAACTTCAACCAAAAATAAATCAAAAAATGAAGTTTATTTCTCATATAATATATGGTAAATTAGTAGAACTTTATTACAATACAACTACCACTATACGTTTTGTAAGAGCTGCTCAAAAATTAAAAGCTTATACTGGACCAGATATTGTATGTAACTTAAAAGGAGCTTATGCTAAACGTAAATGGTTAAGTGTTCAATATACACGTTGGTTTTTAGAACGTTCCCTTACAAATAATGAAATCTGGTTACAACATTTCTTAAATCATAAAAAAAAAGATGATATGGGTGATACGTATTTGATGACAATAAACGCAATATACGGTATTCCCAAAAAACAAAAGACGGATAAACGTGGTAAATGTATAAAATAAGTTTTTATAAATTATCTATATTTAAGGCCTAAAATTTTTGACAATGTTCGTATACAATATTGTACAGTGGAGAATTGTCGTGGTTTATAATCATATATATAACAATCTACATATTCGTAAAAACGAATACGTTTAGGTATATGCGGGTAAGATATATTATGTGAGTTTAGCGGTATTTTGTATACAGATGTTATGATTTTATATTCGGTCATCCTTAATTGTATACGTTATATTATATTTTCGTTTTTAACACGTTTAAAAGATGTAAAAAAATTAGACGTATATATCATTGATGTTAATAAACGAATTTGAAAAGCTATCTTTAAGAAAGTTTAAAATAAAAAGTATTCTTCCAGATGCTACCATATTATGCTTAGGTCGTAGAAGGAGTGGAAAGTGTATTTTACGCGGTACAAAAGTACTGATGTATGATGGTACAATTAAAAATGTAGAGGATATTCGAGTTGGTGATCAAGTTATGGGCGATGACAGCACACCTAGAAATGTTTTAGAAACACATTCGGGAACGGATACAATGTATAAAGTAAGTAACCGTAAGGGAGAAACTTATACAGTAAATAGTCATCACATTTTATCTTTGATTTATACAGGAAAGAAAAATATAAGAGATAGACGTGAACGTCAAAGTTATCAAGTTATCTGGTTTGATAAAAATAAATATAAATTAAATTATAAAACATTTTCTTATAAGAATAAAAGTAAAGATGATGTTTATACTAAAACTAAAGAATTTTTAGATAATTTGGTAGATAATCGTAAAGTTGATATTCCTATTCTTGATTATTTAAAATTGTCTAAGAAATATCGTGATAATTTATTAGGGTATCAAGTTTCGGCATTAACATTTCCAGAACAAATAACATCTTTACCAATAGATCCTTATATGCTTGGCTATTGGTTAGGTGACGGTACATCTCGAGAAGCAGTAATAACATGTCAGGATTCAGCTGTTTTACATTATTTTGCTCACAATCTTCCATTAATAGGTTGTTATTTGAATTATATAAAATCAAGCAAATTTTATTACGAGATAAATGGTATAAAAGAAAGTGGTTGTAAGAATATGACTAATTATTTTTTAAATACGATTAGAGACTTGTGTCTAACAAAAGAAAAACATATTCCTCATATCTATAAATGTAACACTAGAGAGGCTAGATTACGTTTATTAGCTGGATTTATAGATGCGGATGGTCATTTAGGTAATAGAAATGAGTTTGAAATAAAAATAAAACACGAACGTTTAATCGATGATATCATTTATTTAGCTCGTAGTTTAGGGTTTAGTGCTTATAAACATGTTAAAAATACATCGTGGACAAACAATGGAATTAAAAAATATGGAAAAGCATTTAGAATAAATATTAATGGCGTAGGTATACACGAAATACCTACTTTAATTAAGAGGAAACAGGCACAGCCAAGAAAGGAATGTGTTGATACATTAACTAGTCAAATTAAAATAGAAGAAATTGGTAAAGGTGAATATTTTGGAATTGAATTAGATGATAATAACAGATATGTATTAGGAAATTTTATTGTTACTCATAATAGTTGGCTTGTTAGAGATATTTTTTTCCATCACAAAGATACTCCATCAGGGATAGTATTTTCTGGAACAGAGGAAGCATCTCCATTTTTTGGTGATTTTATACCAGATTGCTTTATTCATTCTGAATATGATGCAGAGTTGATTGACAGTATTATGACACGTCAAAAGAAAAAAATTAGGGAAGCAAAGAGTAAAGGTTTGTCAGATACAGGAAAACATCCAAGTAATAATTTATTTATAGTATTAGATGATATGTTACACGATGCTCAAAATTGGAAAAAAGATAAAACTATAAAAAGTATTTTTTTTAACGGAAGACATTTTAATTTCTTATTTATTTTAACAATGCAATATGCACAAGGTATTCCTCCAGAATTAAGGAGCAATATTGATTATATTTTTATTTTTAATGAACCTTCTATTGCAAATAGAAAAAGAATATATGATGCGTATGGTGGGTGTATACCTAGTTTTGATCATTTTTGTAACATATTAGATGCTTGTACAAAAGATCACGAATGTTTAGTAATAAAAACATCTGGAAATACAACTGATTTAAGAGAACAAGTATTTTGGTATAAAGCAGAAGCGCATAGCAACTTTAGAGCAGGACATCCGAAATTTTGGAAATATCATTCGAGTAATTATAATCAAAACTATGAAGAACAGGACGATAAAGACAAGGAACAGTTGGATAAACTTAAAAAGAAATTTGCAAAAACACGAAAACTTAAAGTTATTGTTTCAAGACAAGGTGAAATAGTTGGTTACAAATCCGACGATGATTAATATCAAAATATTTAAAAATGTGATGATTAATATAATACTATTTATTAATCTTCAAACTACAACTATTGAAAAAGATTTTAAAAGACGATTGATTTTAGAAATATCTCTGTTCGTCAACCAATTATCAATCCAACTACTTCCATATTTATATTCTTCCATATCTCTTTTCTTTATTTTTGCTATATACTTTTTAATTTGAAAGTATATTTTATTATCCATTTTAGAAACAATGTTATCCAACTCTTGCAAATTCGTACGCTTGATAAATGTAATCATCTTATTTTAGTATAATAATTACAAATATTTCAATTTTTTACGAATCTTTTTTATTACGAATCTTTTTTTATTATGATATATTAATGAATAACGATTCTTTAATAGAAGACGATCGAATAACTGAATTATTACAAAGTGAGTTTGATAAATATTCAATTAATAGACATATTGATATAAAATATGTAAATCCATACGATCCATATTCGTCTATTTCTCCAAATGATATAGACACTATAATATTACCAGACTTGAGTAATTTTCAATTATCTGATAGATTTTTTTTAGACGATACTACTTTTTCTGAATGTTTGGATAATATATTATTCAACTTTAATATATTTTCTAAATCTTCTGATAGAGTTTGTCATACATTTTTTAATAAAATAGAAGAATATTTTTTAAGAATCAATTTGACAACATTTCAGATATCAATATCTGTAGATACAGTTTCTCAAATTAATACTTGCTTAAATTCTTCAAAATTACCTATAGTAATACTTCCTGTACGGTTAGATTTTCTTAATATACAATCAGAATATGATATGTCATTACAAATGGATGATTCAAAAAATTTATACACTGCCCATTCAAATTTGATTATAATTGATAAATTACACAAAACTATCGAATTTTTTGAACCACATGGTATCATACTTGGTCACGCTTATTCTAATATATTAAATATAGAATCGATAATACAAAAGTTTGTAAAAAATACATTTAGATTAACTGACTATACATTTATAAATATATCAAGTAGATGCCCTATAGGTGCACAAAGCATTCAATCTTTAATAAATCCGGAATCTGGTCATTGTCTTGCCTGGAGTTTATATTTTATAATGGTAAGATTATTAAACATATATTTTGCATACGGTCAAGAAAGTATTTTTGAAACAATTAATAAAATTATTACATCACAAGATCCAACAACTATTGATAAAACAATACGTCAATTCCTATCTTATATAGATTCAATAGTAGTTTTACCAATTAAATTCCTAAATGCTAATAATACATATGATATATCAGCTTATATAGAAAATGAAGTATATATAGAAACAAGATTACGTTATTTGATTAAAGTATATTTTAAAAATGCAATTTTTTACCAGAATGATTTTAGAAAGGTCTTTGAAGAAATCATATCTTATAAAAATATACCAAATTTTGATAAAATATTCATAGAAGAAATGAATACATCATATGACGATTTAAATCGTACCAGAATTTCTCAAATACAACCAAGTTTTTCCACCGATTTTAATCCTTCTTTTAGTTAATGGATTTATCATCCATGTTTCTTGTATATTATCATTAACTGTTGTCAAGAGTTCATAATCATTATCTGACAATTCAGTTCTGCACATAGGACACACATTAGTATTTGTTTCAACGTGTTGTTTAATACAATTTTTATGAAAACTATGTTTGCAATTTTGTAAACCAAATGTTTCAAGACCTGTTTCACTATTTGTTCCAGTAATAACTTCATCACAATCATAACATATACAACATGTATATTCACGATTTACATATTCATCAAACCCAATATTTTCATCTGAATGATTTTCTGAAAAATCAATGTAATTATAATAGTTTTGTATCGTATCAATTAATCTAGGATAATCAACTATAAATCTCTCTATTTCAAAACATCTTGTTTCATAATACCCAGACTGATATATATTTTGTAAATTATACAAATCATTAAAAATGCCATCTATATTAGTCAACATATAATTATGTATAAAGTTACTAAATAATTCTATACGTTCGTTTTGTAAATATCTAATTAAACATGAAATCCAACTTTGATATAAAACATAATCAGTATAACTCTGATCGTCTCTACCACCAGGTTCATACATATATGGATTATTATCTAAAAACGAATGAAATGTTATTAAGATTGTTTCAATACCCATACTAGAAGTCCATTTTTCAAATTTACTATCACCCCAAGTATTTAAAATGGTTGCGCAACATTTCCCACTTTCATACATATTAGGATGTATTCTAACTCCATCATAATTAATAAAGCTTACTTCTGGTGGAGAATGAGGATAATTATCAGGAATCTTGAAATCCAATCTTACAAATTTATGCCTATATACACTATCATTTGGTCCTCGTATAATAGCGTGTAAACGATTCATATTCGTCTCATTATAACTGATTAAATAATCATTGTCTAATAATTCACGTTGTGATTGTTGTATATATAATTGACGAACTTCCTTTAAAAATCTTCTATTAACATTCATTTAAACATTATAGTAAATAGAGTTTAAATCATTTTTTAATTAAATAATTACTAATATAATCCGATTTATCATAAAGTGGTTTATTTTTTAACAGCAAGTCTACCATTTTGATACATTTCGTACAATTTTTCTTTTACTAAACGTTCTTTTTCCTTTTTCTCCCTACGTTCTTCTTCTTTTTGTTTACGTGTCATTTCTTGTTTTCTAGGGTCTTGTATATAAATAATATTATCTTTTAACTGGACACTCCAAGACACATTTTGGTTAGGATTTATCAACATTATATACTCTGGATATCCGGACTTTAACAACAAACCACCTACCCTAAATAATCTTTTTTCAACATTGTAATATCTTATCCAAGTTTTAAATATAGGCAAATCGTTAAGAATGCTTTTTTCCTGCATTGTTTTTAAGGGAATACAATTTTGCAAACGACGCAATATTTCTTCTTTTGTAAAATTATCTTGCATACTACCTTGTGGTGGTTTTTTATATTGTTTACGCGAAACTGTTATGTATTTTTTACCACCAGTTTGAGTAGATGTATCTTCTGTTTCTGAATAGTATTCATCATCTGACTCATATGTTGTTGTTATATCAGTTGCAGTTACCATATCAGTTGTTGTTTCTGTATTTTGTTTTTCTACGATAAGACCTTTACCCTTCATTACTTTTATCTCAGAAAATAAAAGTTTCAATTTTATTTTATTAATATATTATAAAAGATGTTTTATTACATTTATAGTATGATTTATGATTTGGCTTCTACTTTTTTATATGCACAAACTAGCGTTGACGAAATTATACCAAGACTTTGGTTAGGAAATTATAAAGCAGCTATAGATAAGGATTTTTTAAAAACAAACAATATAGATTTTATTTTAAATTGTACTCCAAATATGCCACTTTATAATCAAATTTATAGTCCATCCGAAATAAATAATATAGAAACATATAGAATTCCAGTAAATGATAGTTTATTAGAACGTGATTTTATATTGATGGAAAAGTATTTTAAAATAGTTGTTCCTCTTTTAGTTAAAAAATATACATTACAAAAACGAAGAATACTAATTCATTGTCATGCTGGAAAACAAAGAAGTGCTATAGTAGTTGCTGCACTGTTAAAAGTACTTTTAGACCACGATTATATAAAAATTGATCAAATTCCTAAAACTGAAAGTCAAAATAAACAATTAGATTATATTTATAATTTTATATTATCTAAAAGAAGTAAAGTTTTTACATATGGTTTGCGTATTAACTTTGAACCTACATATCGACGTTTTTTTAAAATTAATTAGATATTACGAATTTATCACAACCACCTCTTTCTGAAAAATGTTTTATTCGATAATCAATTAAAAAACGGTCTATACAATGTTTTTCTAAACGTCTTTTACAATCATCAACGTAAATAATAGTTCCAGGTTTTGACAAAGTTTTAGACCAATAAATAGGAAGTAATCGACCTGGGCGATTATTGGCATACCCAGCAGGACCATCAATTATAATAACATCAAATGGTGCTAATTGCAGAATATCATCTGGAATACTATATGTATTAAGATCTTCTTGTGATATATCAAAACTTTGTTCAACTGTTGTTTTATATTTATATTTTTTTATATTTGATCTAGGAATATCCTTATTCAAATCTATATATTCCTGATTGTCCTCTATAAAAAATGTATTTTTATCAGATAAATTATACCATAAATTAGAATCATAACCCAATCCAAATACTAAAATTTTAAAATTTTTATGTAAACAAGTATCAATTATATCATCAATAACTCCTGTGTGAATTTGTATAGAATTTGTATAATACTTTTTTAAAAGATCTGATTTATTCATATATATTAATATACTATAAAAATTTTCTTATAATATAATATATACAACATATGTCTGATCAAAAGTTAATAGAAAATTATGGATATGTTCCTTTTTATGCATTTCAATGGATAATTTTAGGTTTACAGGTCTATATGATCTATAATTATAAATATGTGAATGATACCCTTGATCAATACTTTGATCCTAAACACCCTGGTAAACAGCAATTAAAAAAAGTTATATTAACAATACCATTTTTATTAATGGTTTATTATGATGTTAGATATAGTAGTTTTTCATTTAAAAATATGGGTGTCGATCCTGCTTACAATGATACAATTAAACAACTCTTAAATATATTAGGTTCATATGCTATTATTCATATTTTTGCACAGGATACTGGTTTAAAAACTGCAATTTTACAAACAGGTTTTGTACAAACTCAAACATTATTTATAGTTATGAGTGTTGGTATGGCTTACAGTATAACACAGAATAGATCACAATCAATATTAGCTCTTATATTATTTTATCACTTGAAATATGTAATCAGTCAAAATGTCACAGATTAAATAAATACTATTATTCTGTTATTCTGTTATTTTTATTCTTTATTATAAATAATGGAAAAGGTGGAATCACGAACAAAGCGATTTAGAGATTGGTTATTTTTTTATAAACGTTTGTCTTTATTAAATGATAAATCTGGCAAACGAGTATATAAAACAACACAATCTTTGTTTTCAAAACGTATTTTATCATCTGGTGTTGAAGGGAAAATTTATAAAACAACATTCGCAAATAAAACCCAGTATAAATATAAACAAATAAGATCTCGAGTAGGTGTTTTTATAACAAAAGCATTATATTTAAAACGTATAGCCGAAAAAAAAATGATAACACAAGAAATGATTGATGCAAATAGCTCAAGTGTACAAAAAATGTTTTATAGTGATAAAGCATTCAATAAACCAAGTTTAATAGAAGTTATAACATTAACATTAACAAACCAACTTGTATTTCAAAAAATATGTCCTCATTTTAACATAAATTACGATTGGAATTATGAAAAGAGTACTATTCGATTATATAACGAATATGCCACATATGGTGATTTTACAAAATGGTCACGAAAACATCATTCTGACAAAGTTTGGTTAAATGCATTATTTCAAATTATGGTAGGTTTACTAGCAATGCGACGTTATTTTAATATGGTTCATACTGATTTACATATAGGAAATATTTTAGTACATCGTGTAAAACCTGGTGGTTATTGGATATATATAATAGATAAACATAAATATTACGTTCCAAATTTGGGATGGGTATTTTTACTATCAGACTTTGGATTTTCATGGATACCAAATAAGATGGCCGTCCCCTGGCATTACACTGCTAGGTTAAAATATATTACAAAATCAGGTTTAGATTTATATGATTTTATTACATTGTTTAAATCATTACAAAACACTAAACGTGTACCTGATACAATTAAAACAGTAATAAAATCAATGTTTGAAATTGGAGATTTTATCGTTTTTAAAAAAGCATTTTATGAAAACTTATATAATGAAAAACGTAACGATAAACGCAATAAACAGATTACTGGAGTTTATAAAATGATTATAAAAAATTATAATAAATTACACAAACGAACTTCAGACAAACTATTACATAAAATATTCAAAAACTTTTACAATAAACCTGGATATACTAAACCACAAGGACAACAATGTATAGAAACTTATTCATTAGATAAAAAATTTTCTAAATCTACGTTGCCAAATATTTTTCGTCAACTTGTAAAGTAAAAGTTATGTAAATTTCCATCCGTCACAATCAGAACAATCAGTTTGTCTAATACATTCTGGAAAGTCATCTTTCCATTTAGAAATTACATTTTTTATAATATATTCTATTCTATGATTAAATATAGATTCGCTGTAACCTAATTTCTTTTTAGCATCATAAGAACATGTAAAACCAGTATGGCATTTTGTATCTATATTATAACCAATAACAGAACAAGTAGACCCACACTTACCTATAAATATAGGATCACCATTATGACCAAAATGATATATCTTATCAGATCCACGATCACTTAATCCAGATACTTGTATATAATGTAAATCACCAGGTGTTTCAAATGTTACTGCTGGTTTATCATATATAATCGAAGCAACACTCGCTAACATCCCACCTAACGAATGCCCTGTAAAATAAACTTCAGTTTTATCAAAATCGTAATCCAAACTTATATTGTCAACTATTTCTTTTACAATATTTATATAATTTTCTTTATAAGATAAACTATTACTATAACATCCTCGACAACATTCTGTTCCTTCAGTCACTCCACAATTATCACACGTTTTAAATAAATTGCTTTGTTTGTAAAAACAACACGAAAAAAATAAATTATCATTATATTTATCATTTGATGAAGATGATAATGTACACATATTTTCATATTTGTTAAAAGTTTTATCAGAAATTGTATTCAAACTTGTCCAATATACACTAGTTCCTTTAAAAGCTATCACAATTTTATCATTTGCAATATTTCTAAAAGTATATGCTTTTACAGTATCTGGTTCTATACTTCTATTTTCAACAATATCTAATGTTGTATTTAACCAATATTTACTCCCTATACTATAATATGCATTATTTGCCATTTTAGAAAATTCATACACTGAATCATAATTTATAAAATTACCAGATGATAATCCAATTATCGTAAACAATATAATTTTGCAAAACATTTACTAATTAACATTAAAATTATGTTGATTAATAAACTTATAATATTTTTATTTTTATTTTTATTTTTATTTTTATTTTTATTTTTATTTTGTTTTTGTTTTTGTTTTAGTTTGTGATTTGTTTACATAAAAAATCTAAATTTACGTTTAAATAAAGATGGTGTCTCAATTGGTGTCTCAGTTGAAGTTTCTGTTGAAGTTTCTGTTGAAGTTTCTGTAGTATTATATCCTGTATAATAATGTGTTGTTTCCGTAGGCTCTGGGATCACAACATCACGAGTTAATTCCGGAGTTGGAGTAACTTCCTCTGGACAAGGTGTTGTTTCTGTAGGCTCTGGAATCACAACATCACGAGTTAATTCCGGAGTTGGAGTAACTTCCTCTGGACAAGGTGTTGTTTCTGTAGGCTCTGGAATTACTACTTCACGAGTTAATTCCGGAGTTGGAGTAACTTCCTCTGGACAAGGTGTCTCAATTGGAGTTTGACACTCAACACAAGGTGTTGTTTCTGTAGGCTCTGGAATCACAACATCACGAGTTAATTCTGGAGTTGGAGTAACTTCCTCTGGACAAGGTGTCTCAATTGGAGTTTGACACTCAACACAAGGTGGTGTTTCTGTAGGTGTTGGTTCAGGAATAGTGATTTCTCTATCTTTTACAGTTGTACAAGGAGCTGTCTCAGTAACTGTAAAGAAAATTTGTTCAGTTAACGTGTCTGTAATGGTCTCCGTAGTAGTAATGGTGTCAGTAGTTGTAACTGTATCAGTAGTTGTAATAGTATCTGTAGTAGTAATAGTGTCTGTAACTGTTTCTGTAGTAGTAATAGTGTCTGTAACTGTATGTGTTTTCCATTTTGTTCTATAACAATTTCTTCCTTTTACAATAGACGTAATTGTTGCTGTACAAATATCAGTTGACGTTGGAAGTAATATAGTTACATCTCTATTTTTTGTAGTAGTTGGAAGAATTTGTACTGTTGTTGTATTATGTCGATGTTTTGCATCACATACTGTAGAGTTTTTTTCATTACAAGCCATTACACTTGATACGAGTGCAAATATTAAAACAGATGCCATTTTAGTCATTTTACAAGTTTATTATCTTAAACTAAGTTATCTTTAAATCAAAAAATAATTTAGTTTTTTTACAAATTAATTTTTATGAAAAAAATCGATATTATATAAATTATCATTATTGTGTTTAATTAAAAATGGTTCGTCACAAATTATCTCATTTTCTACTAAATTATGAAATTCAAAACGATTTCCACCTATGTAACATATTCTCCACCCATGTGAAGCGGCACTCATTATAAACAAATATTTAATCAAAAATTTAATCAACAATTTGTTATAAAACATTATATAAATTACACATTTAAAATAAATAAAGGATATAGCCGTAAACGCACTAATTATTTCATTTAAAAACAAATAATAATAATATTTATCTTATGTAAATGAGGAAAAAAAAAGATACTCCTGGTATACCAACTTATTCTAAAAAGTTTACAAATAATAAACATAAGTCAAAAAGCCAACATTCTATAATGCATAAACATGAAATTCGATTAAAAGACTTCAATAATAAAACAGAAAGGTTGCGTTTGATTGATAATAAAATAAAAACATTAGAAAACACATTAAAGCGTCAAAATGATGAGTTTTTAAGAAAGAGATTAAATAGAGATGATACAAATGGATTAAATGAAACAATTAGAATAAATAAAGTAGATTTAGAAAAGCTAAAATCAGATAGGCAAAACGTAGAATCTGGTGAAGATCAGATAGAATATTTATTAGATTCAAGTCGTATTATATTTGAATATATGAAATTAGATGATAGAGAAATGTCGTTGTTATCTATAAATGAAATGTCACAAGAAAATAATACAGAGTTGGATGAATTGCATTCAAAGAAAACAATATTAATAGAAGAGTATCTTACTAAATTTGAACCAAATCATTATAATCACAAACGCGATTTGTATAGAGATCAAACCAGATGTTTTAAATGTAATGTAAATTTTACAATTGACAAAAGTTTTCTAGTTTGTCCTAGTTGTGGTATTTGTTTACAAACAATTGAACAAGCAACAGAATTGTCTTACAAAGAACTTCAAGACTTTGATTATAGACCTCAGTTTACATATGATAAAATGACTCATTTGGACGATTGGTTAAGAAGATTCCAAGCTAAGGAAAATCGTAGTATACCACAAGAAATATTAGATAAAGTATTATTAGAAGCAAATAAGGAACGTATTCAAGATTTAAATACATTAACAGAGGATAAAATTAAAAGATACCTTAAAAAATTAAACTTGAACGAATATTATGATAATGTTATTGGTATAATAAATAGAATAAACGGTAGACCACCATTTACATTAACATCTGAGATAGAAGATAAAATAAAAACAATGTTTCAGCAAATCCAAGATCCATATGAAAAGTTTAAACCAGCTGGAAGAAAAAATTTTCTTAGTTATAGTTATACACTTCATAAATTTTTTCAAATACTTGGATTACACGAATTTGCCAAATACTTCCCACTTCTTAAAAGTATTGAAAAATTACGTCAACAAGATGATATTTTTAAAAAAATTGTTGTTTTTATGGCAGAAAAAGATCCTATAACAAAATGGGTATTTTACCCAAGTATTTAAAATTTAAACTTATATATGTTATTTTTAGATATATAAATTTATAAAATTGTTATCTTTCTAATCTAAATTTTTATTTTTTTTTAATCTTTTTATAATTTTATCAAATGGATTTTTACTACGTTTACTAATAACACTATCCGATATACTTTTAGTATCTTCTTTGTATAAGCTACTAATATCTATAACACTATCTGATATACTTTTTGCATCTTCTTTATATAAGCTACCAATATCTATATCACTATTAATTTCATCTATTGTCTCTGTAATTTGATCTATCACATTACCTACTGTATCGTTTACTATATCGTTTACTGTATCGTTTACTGTATCGTTTACTGTATCGTTTACTGTATCGTTTACTGTATCGTTTACTGTATCGTTTACTATATCGTTTACTATATCGTTTACTGTATCATTTACGTTTACTACATTTTCTATAATATCATCTATTACACTACTTACTATATTTGTGCTATTTTCGTGATTAATTGTATTTAATATATATTGTACATTTTCAAAGGGTTTAATTAAATTTTGATAGAAAACTTCATTGATTGTATTGTTTACATTTTCTTGTAGTATTTCTTCAATTTCAACTGTTTCTTGTATTTCCCCAATGTCAACTAGATCTGTAATTTGATTTGTTATTTCGACGGGTTCCATGATTTGATTTGTTATTTCAACTGTTTCTTGTATTCCCCCAATGTCAACTGTTTCTGTAATTTGATTTGTTATTTCGACGGGTTCTGTAATTTGATTTGTTATTTCGACGGGTTCTGTAATTTGATTTGTTATTTGGGTGGGGGCTATATTTTCAGGTTCTTGATATATTACCGATGGATTGTTATAATAACTACTATCTTCATTTATATTATCATTTAATTCTAGACGATCTAACAATACGTTGGATTGAAAACTTGAATTATTTGGAGTGGTTATTGCCTGATTATTCTTTTTTTTATCTTGAGTTTTGTTTTTATGTTTACTTTGATCTTTTATATGTTTACTGTTAGATCGTCCGCTGTCCTAATGGTGATGTCTACGGTGGTGGTGGTTATTTTTTAACTCGAAATAAAGACTTTTGTGTTCAGTTGCTCGTAAAACATCACGTAGTCGATCTGATTCTTGTGCTCGTAAAACTTCTTTAATATTAGATTCGGAATCAGAAATTTTGTCTTTAAGACTGCTATATTCGAATGCCATTTGTTTGGCAAGGTCTGATTTATTTTTCAATGCTTCCATTTGAATAGATGCAGTGTTATCACTAGCAGACTTCATCAAATTTGCATATTGTGTAGATGATTGAAGAGACATTGCAGCTTTTGTTTGTAAAATATCTTTTTGAGTTTCATTAAAATTTTTCCAATTTTGATCACTGGTTGATTTTAAATAACCAATAAGCTCATTTGTACTTCGTTGACCATCCATTCTTCCTGAATTAATAAGGTCATTTGTAGTTTCATGAGATCTGTAAATAGATTGGTCAATACCAGCTGCTGTTCTGTAAATATTATCGTCAACGTGAGCTCCTATACGTTCTGTCGCAAGAAGATTATCAGAGGCACCTTTGTTTATATAATCATTGGTAATAGCGGATGTTTTGAAAATAGTGTCCCTAACACTAGAACCTTGATCCTTAATACCATCGTTTAATAATGTAAAATTGCGATTTTGACGGTTTTCATTTGCGTATTGTGCGCGTTCTTGTGTATCAAGAATATTTTGTGTTTGTTGTTGTTGAGATTTTAAACCTTCAATGTTTTGAAAACTCTGAGATTGAAGTAAATCTTTGTCAATACCTGATAGTTTATCAGATAAATAGTTCATTTGGTCATAACTTGCTTTTAATTGAGCTGGGTCCATTTTTTATAACTTGTATTGTTATACTATTTCCAAAGAAAAAAAAAATATAGAAATTTCGCACAAAATGAACAAAAAATACTTTTCAAGTTTATTATTTTTTTTACACTTACTATTTAAAAACAAAAAATACAATAAATTTTACTTAATGTACATTTTGCTTTTTATTGGCTTAAAATATGTTTATTAGACGATAAATATGCGTACTAATATATATATTTTTTTATTTGTTTATATTAACTATTATAACAATGGATAATGAAAATTACATTTCCCCTAATAAAATTACAAAACAATATGATATCACTTCAGGTACTTTAAGAAGATGGGCAGAGGCAGGTAAAATTAGATGTTTACGACCAAATGGAGGAAAAAGAATTTATAATATTGAAGATATTAAAAAAATTTTTAACAATAAAACAACTACTGAACAACAAGTGACTGAACCAATACAGAATACTAAAGAAAACGAAGAACCTGGTCAAAATACAAATAAAGTAGAAACTGAAGAAGATATTAAAAACATCTTGCAAAAATTAAAACAAAATATAGAACAAGAAAAAAATATGAATTCTATAGATGATATTACAAACGAACTTAATGATATTATGGTTCTAATCAATCATATTAAGAAAAACGAAAGTTAAAAATCTTTTAGAAAATATAATTATCGTAAATGTATAAATTAGATTTATGATAAAATTTAGTAGTCAGATATTACGGGCATTGTATCTTCTCTACAAATGACACAATTTGTTTTACCGGATACATTATAAAATCTACACCAACATATAGCATGAACTGCGTTATTACATTGGTATTTACAACATATAGTCATATCATTTTCATAATCTATAATATCTAGGCATATTGGGCAATTTTCATTTCTGCCAACTTTATATTTTAAAGATTCTTCTTTTATCCAACAATCTGCAATTATATTTTTATAAGTATTTATTGACCAATATATAGGATCTATGTTTCCGAATTTTTTAGATCCTAACCAATAAATATGTTTACAATTACGACGTCTCATAGTATAATCCTTACACGAACAAGAACAGTTTATATTATATAATTCTCTCCACACTTGTACCATATAAATTTTACTAGTTGATCCTAATACTTTAAAATCTAACCCTGAGATTTCATCAATATTACTGATTTGTTCACCATTGTAAATAACTGAAGTATCTATTAATAATATTCTTTGTGTTAAACTACGTAATTTTCTTTTATAATCCTCATTTGTATATTCTTGTAACTCAATTGTATCAATGTTATCATCCATCAAATTGTGGAATAAATTATTACTGATACTAGACATATCCAATTATTTTAATACAAATAATGTTTTTATTTAGTTTTTTTTTAAAGATTTCACTTTACCCTATAAACTTGTCTATTTGTGATATAGCACAAACTATAATATTATTAAGATTATTTACTTCTTCTATGGTGTTTCTTATATCATCTTCTAATTTAAGTTGATGTTTTATTACTTCATTTTCAAAATACATAGAATCAAGTTTTTTATCAACATTTGTAAATCTATTACATGTTTCTTGTGTTAATTTGTTTAACAGATTATTTAAATCTGCCAATTTAACATCTATACCTGTTTTATAAATAGAAAACTCGTCTTTTAATTTGTCAATTATAAATGTAGTACAAAATTCAGAATTATCACCTCCTGTAATATTTGATATTGATATATTTGTAATAATAGCCTGTAAATTATTCATTATATCAACTTTATATTTTTCAAAAACATCATCACATATTTTTAATGTTTCCAAGTGCATATTACTATTAATTTCTTTATTGTTATTTAATTCAACCATTATACCAGTTGTTAATTCTGCAAACTTATCTTCAATATAATCTTTTAATTCTTTGTAAACTAAAACTTCCCTACTTTTGCAATCACAACATCCTTGTAATAAGTTTGACTGCGAATCAATTTTAATATTAACAATATCAATCATGTTTTCCAAGTTTACCAAGCGACTCATTAAGTCTGCATTTGACACCTTTCTAAACATATGTTTTATTTATACACAAGTAATTTTATTATACAACTTAACGTAATACCGGAATAAATTCGTATGCAATTCTGATTTTTGCGTTAAATAGAATATAATATTTTATAAATAAATACTAAATGTCAAAAGGCAAAGGAAAAGTTATTGATTATTTGTTTGAAGATCCAGAAATATCTAACCAAAAATACGCTCTAGTTAGTATAGTCGGACCACATATGCCACAAAAATGTGACGTTTGGGGTTTAAAAGTAAGAGGAACGGCTGATTCTTTAGAAAATGCAAAGGCTTTATGTAAACGTCTTTTAAGAATAGATAATCATTATGATATTTATACAGTTGATGTTGGTAAGTTTTTTCCTCTAGCAATTGACCCATTAAAAGTTCAAAATGTAGAATATCAAAATGATCAATTGAATTCTTTAATTCAAAGTTATCTTGAAAATAGAGACAATGCAAATGATTTATGGAATCAAAGAAAAACCGAATTAATTGATGAAGCTATTAAAGAAGGTAAAAATCAAAAGGAATTTGCAAACAAACCAGAACATCCTATATCAGTTTTACACAGAATTAAAAATTATGAAGAAAATATTTCTGATACAGAACGTTCACTAGAAACTCTTAAAGAAGAACTAGAAAAAGCAAGACGTAAATTTGACAATTATACAGAGGAAGAAAGAGAAATTTCACTAAAAGAATTCAAAACAGCATTGGAGGATAATGTAAAACAAATTGAAGACAAACCTATTTCTGTTGATGATATTCGTAAAGAATTAGAATCTGAATTTAAAAATGAATTAACTAGAACTGATGAACCACCAAACATTGAAGATATTATTTCAAAAATTCAATCTTTAGAAGATGAGTTAACTGAACTTGAAACATTTAAATCTTCATTATCTTCAACTGCTTCTCCTAAAGGTTATGATACAATTGTAAAAAGAATTGATAAAATCAAATCGGAAATAGAGACATTTAAATCCAAGTTAAATAATAAAGAATTAGTTAACAATTATATAAATGAAAATTATCCAGATTCAAAATGGCATTTTGATTAAACATTGTATATTTCATTAAATATATTTATAATTTTTTTATAAATATATAATAATAATGGAATCATCCGAAGAAAAACAACGAAAAAACATAATTTTAACTACATTTATCCGTTTAATATTAAAATATGCGTTTGAAGGTTTAATTATTGCCATAGCTGCTTATTATATACCACTTATGTATAAAACATCCTTAAAAACACCTACTTTTAATGAAATATTTTCAATTGGATTAACAGCATCTTTAACAATGATAGTTTTAGACTTTTTTTCTAACAAAACAGCAACTGGTGTAAGATTAGGCGCTGGATTAGGTATTGGTAGAGGTTTAGTAGGTTTATAAACTAAAATCTTGTATTACATATACTTTTATAATGAACTATCATCTGTGTTTTTTTATAATATCTTAGTTGGTTTTGTATATTATGCCAATCAGATTTACTAATTTTATTATAACATTTTAAATACAATGTCGAATCAATTTGCATTCTGTCATATTCATCTCTTGAATACACTGAATAGATTGTATTGTTTTCTAAATTAAAACCAACACTTTTCATTGCACACTAACAATATCATAACCATATATTTTTATTTTTAAATAATAAATATAAAAATAATCAGTTTACTTTCTAAAGATGTTTAGTTGTACATTTTGCATTAAACATCTAAAGATGTTTAGTTGTACATTTTGCATTAAACATCTAAAGATGTTTAGTTGTATTTATAAAATAAGGATTGTTTTTTAATTGTCCGTGTACTAAATCTGGTTGTAACCTATCAGCAACAACTGTATCCATAGCATCATTGTCGTCACGGTGTCTAATAGGAATACCTAATTGATCTTTGTTAGGAATGTGTTTGTAATCATTCATAATTTTTGGTCTGTTGTCTAATTCTTCTTTTAGCAACATATTATCAGTTACTTTTATGTCTGCAAAGGAATCTTTACCAGATGAAATTTGAAAGTTTTGTGGGCCAGAAGGTCTTTGTCCCATTAAAGACTCTTGTTTTTGATCACGAATTGTTACATTATCAAAACGAACTCTAGATTCAGATTCAGATGCGTATTTTGCATTACCTTTATATTCAGGATGAATTGCATTTCTAACCTTTTCAGGATTTGCATACGTACTTTGAATGGTATGATTTTTAACAATTTTATCAGCATTATAAATATAATCTTTACTTGACTCTGTAATAATTTCTTTACCTGTGATTTTAGCTTCGTGTTTATTTACAAGATAACCCATACCATCATTTATATGTGCCTGTCCCTTGTATTTATTATCAACTAACGATTCCTTATGAGTTTGTTTTGCTGTAACATTCGAAATACCTGCATTATAAGGAGCATTAGATCCTACGTTAAATGAAGTATTAATGTTACCTGTATTATCCGCATCCCTTAACGTTTCTCTTATAGTTGTTCTTGTTTCATCTTGTGGTTTAAGTTTTACTCCTGAAGATTGCATATTTACATTTAATAAATGTACTTTATCACCAGTGCTAGCTCTTTCAGATTCAAATACTTGGAATCCAGATTTACCATAATCATGACCAGATTGATTATTTACTATTGTACCACTTAAATTTCTACCAAAATCATTTTTAAAATTGTTTCTTTTTGGATTTTGGAAATAAGATGATAATTCTTCACTATTATCTACATTTGATAAACGTTGTTTAGTAGCTTTATGAATACTATCCTGACCACCATAATATTCCATATTATAACTTTGTCTAGAACTAGCTTTCATATTAACAGAATAATCTTCTCTCACTTTTGGTCCGACAAATTCACCTGGTCCACTAAATCTATAATTATTTTCAAAAAACGTATCTGGACGATTCTTTTTCATTTCCCCAAATACACCACGATTCTCTCCCAATTTACCTGATAAAACTCTGCCTTCGTATGTTTCTTTTGGTTTATTACCTGGACGTAATTCATTTATATCTTTATAACTTGGCCTAATATTATTTTCAAATGTACCAGATATTGGCGCAGATATTTTTTCTGGTTCAACAGGTCTTTCATTTTGTCTATAAAGTGATGGAATATATCTATCCATATTAACTTGTGATGAAAATACAGGATTACCATATATGTTTTCAGGAGTTTTATCATATAAACTTGAAATTTCCTTTTTATGAGCAAAAGTGGATATATTACCAGTATGTTGATCTAACAGTGCTTCATTTGAAAATGTTTCTATATTTTGTTTAGTATTACTTCCAAAGAATGGAACCATATTATTATGAGATTTATCAAATGGTTTACCTGTTAATAAATTAACATCAGTTTGTTTAAATGGTAAACTTGTATCAGAACTCATGTTAATAGAATTAACATCTTGACCAATATATTTTCCAAGAGGCTTAAACATTGGTCTATTGTCTATTACAACTTCTTTTTCAGCTTTAGGGTTTATTACATTTTCTAAACGATTAATATCATTTAACTTACCTAATTGTTGCGAAGTTAATCCAGATATATCAGGAATTAATGCAGGTGTTAACACAGAATCACTCCCAACTACACTATATGTATTAAAAAGAGGTGGAATATATCCACTTTCAGACGGATTCTCTGATTTTTTGTAATTTTGCAAAGATCTTTTTAAAATTTCATCATTAGATTCATTTACAACATTTGATGTATAAATATGCTTACCATTTGGCTTATCAAATTCTTCAATTGTTTCTCTTACAGTTTCTTGCGTTCTAGGATTTCTCCCATCCCTACTGAAAAAATATCCCGCTAAAGTCGTCAACCCAATTAATGGAAATGTTAAATCACTCATAATTATATTACAATTTGTAAAGAAATAAAGTTTAATAAAATAACCATAATAAAAAATCCAAAGACTAATAAAAAAAATGTTTAATATATTTTTTATTAAAGAATAATACACCATATTTTTTCTCACAATATTTTCTTACCATATTTTTCTTACCATATTTTTCTTACCATATTTTTCTTACCATATTTTTCTTACCGTATTTTCTTACCATATTTTATTCCCAAGCTAAAAGTTTTTTAATTACCATTTTATCAAGACTATAAATTTTGTCTTGGACATCTGTAAATCCAATTGGTTTGTTTGTAAGTTTGTATTGAGCATGAAGTTGTCGTAAAGTTCTATAATAAAGATTTTCTTGTGTAACTTGGACTGTATGTTTGATGTGTGATTCAACGTATAGTCTGTATACTGTCTTGACTAGTTTTAGTAGTGCTGCTTTAATGTAAGTAAACATAAAAGTATTTTCTGTATAAAATTTTTCAAGTAATACAAGAGATTCTGGTTTGTTTAAAAGTTCTAGATATCTCATTCTAATTTGAGGAACATTTCCTCTGATAGATTTGATCATCTTATATCTTTCAAAGTCATACTTGTACAATTCCCATGTCTTACTTGCTTTATCAAAAATCTTGATTAAAATTCCTCTTTTAAATTTACAATCAAAGTTATTAACATCAGAACCTAGATTTCTAAAATCTTCAACATCCATCAATTTAGGACGTTTAATTCCATAAACATTTCTAAACTGATTGCTAAAATCTTCAATGTAAGTAGAATTATTGATTCTTGAAACATAAACCAACATATTGACATTATGTTTAACAACAATTCTGTTTTCACGATGAAGCAAAACAAACACATATGTAAAATTTGTATCCATTGTTTCCAACAAATTTTTATCAAATGTTTCCCAAAACATCGTATCAAAATCTTTGTTACCAGTCCAATAACTAGAATTCGCAGTAATACACCTAGTAGTTGCTGTATGCCATTCGCCACCATAATTATACAAACGAATAATAGTACCATCTTCACAATATTCAATTCTTACACCGTGACTGTTATTTTGAACCAAATTAATAACTTCTTCAAAATTATCAATATCATTTAAACGATTTTGACACATACAAATTACTCGTTTAGTATCCTTTTCGAAAATCAATCCATTTGCTTGCTTTTTATAAAGCTCTATCATTTCAGAATTCACAATTGATTCTTGTAGATCTGACACACCTTGAATATCAAGTACAACAGAATCAACTTCCATTGTTGGTGAACTAGGTGCAATATCATTACAAGTCTCTTCAACTAAACCATTCTTAGTATCAATGGTTTCAACAGTTTCTACGTTAACAAAGTTTGTTTTTTGTGTTTTTTTGTTTTTAAAATTATCGTTTGTGTTAGCAAGCAAAAACAAATTTCCTTGACACATTTCCTTTTCCTTTACACAAAGACCAAGTGATTCAGAATTGGTTTTAATTTCTTCAAAAGAAGAATCGTTAACAAATTGACAAATATCAGAAACATTAATAATAGACATCTTAAGTAATTGATCACAAATTTATAATTTACACTATTATATAAAAAAAATTCAATTTTTTCTTAAAGTGAATTTTTCTACACATTATTTAGGTTATTTTTATAAATTTGTCAATAGTATTTCCTAAAGTAATAGTTGTTTTCTCAATTTGAGATAATCTTATTCTAGCATCTTCAATACGTTTGTTGTCCAAGTTAGATACTTTTTGTTGTACATTTTCAGTGAATACATTTTGATTAACACGTTTGATATTTTGCAAATCAACTTCTTCAATATAATCTTTACAAACAAACATTGGATATTCTATCATTTTATAAATACGATTTTCCTTAAAACTGTTTCTAAAATCATCTATTGATAATTCTCCACCAAACATTTTTAATGTACATCTAGGTGGTGCTGGTTCCAAATGCGCATCCAATAAGAAAGTACCAGTTATTTTACTGTATAAATACTTTACCAAATAATCTTTTAATTCACCACGTCTCGTTTCCTTTTTATAAGCCATCATACAAGAAAAACTACAAAAAACTCCCTTTACCTGAAATTTTTTTACAACACTATCATATTTTTCAGGAAGTCCAATTGGAACTGTATCAAAATTATGACAACACCACCAACAACATACATTTGTTTTATGCAACCAATCTTCGTTTTTAACAAATTCTCTTAACAATTCAAAAAATCCTCTTTTTCTATTTTGATCTTGTTGATCATCTGTTTCGATGTTATTTGATACTACCTTTTCATTATCATCTCCGAAAATTTTATCAATTAAATTGGAATCTTTATGAAGTATTTCCAATTTATTTATTAACTGACTATCTTGGTGTTCTCTGTATTCAATTCTCTTTTCATATAATTCCGTCAAATCATTTTCATTATTAATAATTTCACTTATAATAGAATCTTCCTTTTCTAATAATTCATCGTATTCTTTTTGTAACTCATTTAAATTAATATCATTTTCCTTTTGCATTTTGTCAAATATATTATTTATATGATGCACAGTATCAACTACTTCATTTTTAATATCATTATTAGATGGGGAAAAACATAAGGTAGTGTCTACATTGTTTAACTTTTCATTTCCAATATCAGTTTCATCTTGATCGTCCTTCACATCTAAATGTAAAATATAATTATTATTATCTTGCAATACTGTTGTTAATGGTATTTTTTTCCTTATCGATGAACTAAAATACTTAACAGCTGCTTTTCTACCACGCTTTTTCTTTTGTTTAACTTCTTCTACTACCACTTCCTTCTTCTTTCTACCTCTTTTCTTTTTTTCTTCTGGATTTTTTGGTACATTTTGAATAGTAGTATCTTTTCTTGGTCTACCTTTTTTTCTTTTTACAATAGGTTCAACGTTATCAGTTATCTCTATTTTTGAAATACCAGAGTTTAATTCATCCATTTATAGATTGAGTTACTAACTAATATATTTCTAACTTTTTCAATTTTTGTTAATTAACTAAAATTAATTTCTAAAAGAATTGTAATAATGAGTAGTAATAATACAAATTCAGATACAATTGATGAATGTCCAAGTATATTAAATGTTCTAGGGTTTCTTAAATTCCCAGATCTTAAACCAATTTCACTAAGTGATACTGACACCGCATCAATTGCTTCATCTGAAGAAAATCCAACAACTTTATCTTCACTCGCCTCTAAATCAGTTTCACTTTCAGACTTAACCCCACCAACATCTCCCATCAGTTTACAATCAAAATCAAAATCTGAACCATCCCTAAATTCCCCAAGTACCCAAATTGGAAAAGGATACAAACGCAACACCAAAAAACGCTCCACTAAAAGCAAGTCTAAAAAACGCTCCACTAAACGCAAGTCTAAAAAACGCTCCACTAAACGCAAGTCTAAAAAACGCTCCACTAAACGCAAGTCTAAAAAACGCTCCACTAAACGCAAGTCTAAAAAACGTTCTACTAAACGCAAGTCCAAAAAACGTTCTACTAAACGCAAGTCTAAAAAACGCTCAACTAAACGCAAGTCCAAAAAACGCTCCACTAAACGCAAGTCCAAAAAACGCTCCACTAAACGCAAGTCTAAAAAACGTTCAACTAAACGCAAATCCAAAAAACGTTCTGTGAGATCAACAAAAGATGTTTTCGAATAATTTTTTTATTACAACAAAAAATTTCCATATTGTAATTACAAACAACAACATCGAAAGTAAATATTTATGATAATCTTATCCTTTTACACTATATCTATGACAATTCCCTGAACTTACATGTAGTTTCTCCATAGATTCTAAAAATTCATATACTATATCACCATTTTCATCACTATAGTAAACTTTTCTAATACCACGTTGTATTAATTTATCAATACACGAATTACAAGGTCTAGAATTCCTCAATTTATTTGTTTTTGGATTTCCTAATCTAATAATTAAGATATCCATACCTTTTGTTAATTTTAATTTACAAAGTGCATCAATTTCAGCGTGAATAGTATACTTTATATACTTGTCATTTACTCGATCTCTTTTAATATATCTATTATACCCGAATGTATATACCTTACCACCTTTTATTAAACACGCACTGTGCTTATGCGTTAATGAAGAAAAAGTGGCGATTTTTCTTAACAAATGTATGTGCTCCTCAAATTTGCTTGGATCACATTTAATAACAGACATATTCTTATTCCCTTATTCGCTTTACACATTTTTATTTAATTCAATTTTATTATATCCCTGCAATTACACGTTTAAGTTCTATGTTAAACCCGTATTTTTCTCCATTCTTCCATATATTTCTAAATTCTACAGTTATCATATCATAACAACAACCTACTCTAGGTAAATTAAATCTTCCATAATCTGTTTCTATAGAATACTTTCCATTGTAATTTGGTAAATAACATCTTATTAAAAATTTCTCATCATCTTCATTAAATAAATCATATATCTCTTTGTCAAATAATTCACTAAATTTGTTTTTTGTCAAATTTTTCAATGTAATATTCGTATGCCTTAACAACTTTAACAAACTTAAACAACTATATTTTTCAAATTCAAATACAATAAATTTTTTATCCAAAAATTTTACCTTTGATTTATATAGATTAACACCTATATTTGGATTGAAATAATAATTACAATTACCCAATACACGTTGATTTTTTTTTAATATCTTTAAAGATTCAGTTTCTATCATATTGTCTAAAAATTCAGAGTTTAATATAGTTATTGTCATTTATATTAAACTATAATATTATAAATAGTTTTTAACTTAATTCTTCTCTTGTATCCTTTCTACAAACTGGACACGTTACTCTTTCATTACATAACCAATTTTGAATACAATCTTTATGAAAAACATGATTACACGATAATTTTGCTATAACATCTTTAACTTTATATTCATCCATACAAATATTACATTCTGATTGATACTTTTCTTCAATTGATTCAGTTATTGTTTCTGAAAATAATTTATTAAATTGATCATTAGTTAATGTTACTTTTACATCTTCCATATTATCATAATTTGTAGGAATATCTCCCTCTAGTAAAATACTAAATAATCTTGAAACCACACCGTTTCTAAAAAAATTATCACTGCTACCAACTAACCCAGTGTCGCCATTATTAAATAAATTCGATATTATATTATTTTCATTGTTTGTAAAATAATCGACGGAATTAGTATTCGAATTGTTAAAATTACGTGTAGTAGTATAATTTGAATTAGTGTTATTATTAAATGGATTACTAAGTAAATTATTAAAGTTAAAATCATCATCTAATACATCGTCAGACATTTCTAAATGTCTACGTATACCATATATTCTATTTATAATTTGTTGATTTATATTTATCACATCACTTATTTCATCTATACGAGGTGTAGTTAAAGGCTGTGAATTAATATGATCAACCCACTCCTCATATAATTCATTAAAGTCACCATTCATTATGTTAATCTAAACTATTATTTTAAATTAATTTTTTTTTATACACTCACTAATTTAATTAGATATATATTTTTGTAAAAAATCTTTATAGGTCTGACTTTTTGGTAATTCTCCACGTAATGCTTTTTCAACTGTTCCTTTATCATATTGCGCAATATATTTTTTGACTAAAAACTCATCTTGTTTTTCCTTTTCAACCAATTCTCCATAAATTAAATCGTCTATTTTCTTTTGTTTTGAAAAATCACTTTCGTCGCCAATACTATTATATTTTGATTTATAGTCATTTATATCCTTTTGAGTCACCTTTTTAATAGATCTATTTTGTTTTGAAACAATCACTTTACTATTTGGATTTTTTACACCTTTGTATGAATATTTATAATCACTGTAATCAGAACCCCAATAACCTACTCCATTTTCCCCAAGCATATCACCTGTTATCATTAAACCATTAAACGAACTAACTAAAGCACAATTTCCAAAATCAGACGAATTATATCCGCTAAATCCATCTGTAGTTTTATGTATTAATGACTTTTCTATCACTTTGTCATAGTCTTCATCTTTCTTTTTATTATATTCAAATATATCATTAAAATCATCATTTGAAAACTTTTTATCAGTAAATTGATTACAAATATCTATTTCTAAATTATCATAATCTTCCATTTTAGTTAATCTATCATAATTATCCCCATATCCATGACTATTTGGATCTTCTTTTTTAAAAGTTTGATTAAACTCTTTTAAATCATCATTTGTCATAACTTTAGTTTGTTGTTTATCATCTTTTGAATTTTTTTTATATCTAATTACTCCTTTGCTTTGTTCCCTTTTTTTTTTAATATATTGATAAGACTCTGATAATATTTTAAAATATTTTTCATACTTTTTCTTTTTTTCTGGATCTATATATTTATCTGGATGATATCTTTTAACTTTTTCTCTATATGTTTTAGTTATACGTTCACCTGTATCATCCTTTGTAACACCCAATATAAAGTAAGGATCGTATTTTTTACCATCTATATCAATAACATCCATTATTAGTATTATTAGTGTTTTATTTTTTATATATTTTAACGTACTTAGTTACAAAATTAATTCTACTCAAATTTAAATATATATTATTATATAAATGGATTATATTACACGTTTTAAAAATCAAACTCATAATTATTTAGATGCAATCAAAAGTTGTAATCATTCTTTAAATGAAGAAATGATGATAGCTATCCAAATGTTAAATTTACAATCTGGAGATATTTTATTAAACGCCTTTTCTGGAGGAATTCCACTTGATGAATATATAGATAAAAGTTTAAATGTAAAATATTTAAAATATGATACAAACAAGGAGTTTGCAAAAAACAATATAATACATTATACTATCGATAAAATTCCAGTAGAATCAAATTCGGTTGACAAAATAATATGTTTAGCCACATTACATCATTTCAATGATGCAGAAAGATCTATTTTATATAAAGAATTTTATAGAATTCTTAAAAAGGGGGGTATGCTTGTAATAGCAGATGTTATAGAAAATTCACCACAAGCAAATTGGTTAAACACATTTGTAAACAAGTATAATAACAACGGACATAGAGGTATATTTTTTTCGGATAAAGATTCGCAATTATTAAAACATAATTGTTTTAATGTTAATACTTCTATACAAAATTACAATTGGACGTTTGTAGACGATTATGATTTGGTAAAGTTTTACAAGTTACTTTTTGGGTTAGATTTATGCAAAGATGATGAATTTCTATTAAATAATATAAAATATTACTTACCATATAATAATACATGTAATAAGATTACTATTTCTTGGAAATTACTGTACTTTAATTGTACAAAATAATCATGTCCATAATAATCCTTGTTGTATCTCAGTTTCTTCATTAAAAACTTGAAATCCACCATTTGGAGTAAATGTAAACTCGCTAAAATAAATAGTATTATTTTGACCTATATAAAAATCAAGTCTTACAAACTCAAAATTTTCTGATAAGCGTTTACATATTTTTAATAATTTTTCTAAACATTCTGGTTTGGGAATATCAAAATTTATTTTTGAACTTTTTAAATTCCATTCAGTATCATAGCTATTTTGAACTTGTTTATACTTGACACTTATACTAAGTGGTTGCGAATATACACATCTAATCATATAAACTAGTGCTTGTCCAGTATTACCTAGAATAGAATCATTTATCTTTTCTTCAATAAAAAATCTTGGTTTTATATAATCATATTGTTTTTCCCTATTACCAGTATAAGATTTGTTCCAACTATACAACTTGGAAATTATATCATCAAGTTTTACACTTTCATTTATATCAATATTCCAGCCAGAACCGTGAGCACTTTTTATAATATATCTCGAGTCCAAATCATCTTTTGATATATCACCTGGATCTTTTAATATTTTAATGATCCTTGCAACTCTAACATCATCTCCACATAACTGCTTAACTAATCTTTTTGCTTCAATTTTATCAACATATTGCGAATATTCTTTTGTTAATACTCGACCATAATAAAATATTTTCTTATACATTGGAAGATCCATCCAATTATCTGGTTTAATAAATGTTAACATATAACTTTATTACAAATTTATATATTAAAAATAATAAAAAAAACTAAACTGAAACATTTAATTCTATAATAGTTTGCAATATTCTTTAGAATACCACAAGTTGATACCAGTATATTCAAATAAAATATGGAAAACGAATCCTACAACAAATAATAATTCCACATCTGATCTACGTCCTGTAAAATCAGGTATATAATCTACATAACGTTTTAAAATGTACACTAATATTATTAAACACGCACCAACAACAGATGCCTCAATAGCTATTAAATTAACTGGTTTTGCAGATAACATTTATATAATATGTATAGGAAAAAGTATTATACAAATAATTAACATAATTTATTAATGATATATTTTTGATAATTACTTTTGAAATTTTCTGAAAATTTAATGTGTTCAACTCCAACAGAACGTCTTATAATCAATTCTTTATTTTTATCTTTTTCACTATAGAAAATACGTTTTTTAATAACATTTCCTGTTAATAAGTGATAAAATGCATTTTCTACATCTATAGAATTTGTTTTTAAATCATTAACCATTTCTTCAATTTTTACCTTTTCAATAATACATTCTCCATTTAAAAACGACGTAATATTTAAACATTTGTACAATAATGTAATTGTATTTCGTCTACAATCCATTTGTCTCCAAATTAAATAATTTAAAACCTCATAATCAATATCAAATTCAACAAATTGCCCTGTAAAATGCAAATCTATATCAATACCACGTTTATATAAAAGTTTTGAAACTTCTACACTAACAAAACTAGCCAAACTTGTAACAGTTTTCATAATATTACCATTGTACAAATAAATACCATTTTCATTATAATAAAATACAACATTTACTTCATTCTGAAATGTATAAATCAAATGAGGATTAAATTTCTCATATATTTTTTTACCAACCTCAAACAAAACATCTTGAATTAATTCAACTTCCTTAATTTTATCATTTACATTTTTAACATGACTAGTATAATTCAATAACTGCTTTGATTTTAGTGAAACTATAAATGGCTTAAAACCATGATACGTTTTGTCATTGTGTCGTTTTACATTTTTTCTCATTCTTACATCTAAAGATTTATCATCATTTATAAAATTAGAAATATAAATACTTGGTTCAAATTGGGATATTGTGTTTTTCAAATCGTTTAAAAAATCTACGATCATATGTTTGTTAACATATGCTAAGAATTTTATTTTCAATTTTTTACCCATATTCGTAAAAAATAATTATTAACCTATTATAACTAATGAATTCAAAATCAAAACGTCGATACGTTAAAAAGGTCAAATCAACAAAACGGCCATCTGTTAAAAAGGTCAAATCAACAAAACGGCGATCCGTTAAAAAGGTCAAATCAACAAAACGGCGATCCGTTAAAAAGGTCAAATCAACAAAACGGCGATCCGTTAAAAAGGTCAAATCAACAAAACGGCGATCTACAAAAGTAAAACGTATTAATTATAAAAGGTTGAGTAATAAAAAACGTAGTTGTGTTAAAAACAAGGTTGCATTTGTAATGAAAGAATTCAAAAACAAAAGTTTAAAATCATCATCTGGTTATAAAGTTACAAATCCCAAACAAGGTATAGCCATAGCCCTTTCCATTGCCAGAAAAAAATGTCTATAATGAAACCATAAATATAGATTTATACTTGTCAAATCCATTATTGTAGTATTAATATTATTTATATAATTCCTATGAATTGTAGAAATAATTATTATTGTATAATAGTAATGACAAAGTACTGTGCATATATTTTTAAAAGGGGGTCTAAAAAGGGTCAATCTTGTAAAGAATTGTGTCATTTACAGACCGTGTTTTGTAAGAAACATGTAAATAAAAACACTAAAACCCCAGATTCTAAAAAAAATATAGGTGGAAGTGATATACCAAAAACTATTATTCATATTAATAAACTTGTAAACAAAAAACTTCAAGAAGATAGTATAAGGGAAAGGATTTTAGATTTACCTACAAATGATACAAACAAATCTGTAATATTTAAACATTACAATAATATGAAAAGAACAGATTCAAATAGTACAGAATACTATAAAAATCAATTGTTTGTAGATATGAGTTTATCTTACCCTTGGTCAAAATCATATAATATTAATGAAAATATAACTGATGGAAATACAAGTAATTTTTTATCAAATATACAATTACGTTTAGATGAAGAAATTCATGGTATGAACAGTGTTAAAAATGAAATTATAAACGTAGTTTCCAAGTTTATAACAAATCCTTTTAGTAATAGAAATAATATTGCTTTATATGGTGCGGCTGGTGTAGGTAAGAGTAAATTTATTAAGATTTTATCAGAAACACTTAAATTACCAATGAAAGTTATCTCACTTGGTGGAATAAAGGATTCTTCGTTTTTTTTAGGACACGGTTATGTATATGTTGAAAGCGGACCTGGTAAAATTCTACAAAATATAATAGATTCAAAAATAAGTAATCCAATCTTGTACTTTGATGAACTAGATAAAGTTAGCGAAACAGATAATGGTAAAGATATTTTTTCTTTTTTATGTTATTTAACAGATCCAACACAAAATAATAGTTTTACAGATCATTATTTTTATGGTATGGAATTTGATTTATCTAAAGTTTTTTACATATTTACTTTTAATGACATTCACAAAATAGATAAAATTTTATTAGATCGTTTAAATATTATAAAGGTAAATACACCAAATGATAATGATATTGTTAAAATTTTAGAAAATCATTGTATTCCAGAAATAATAGCGAATATAGGTATACAAAAAACAGTAGTTTTTCCAAAATCATCTATAGAATACATTATAGATTTTTGTAAAAACTCTATAGATAAATCAGTAACAAGTGGTATTAGAGAATACTATAGAGTAATAGAAAAATTATTACTAGAACTAAACAAACAAATTTTACTAAATCAAGATACCTATGTATTAGAACAAGAAGTTGTATTAGAAAAACAAAAATTTACAACACTTTTTGATAATATAAGACAACAATTAGAACATACAGAAGAAAATCAAAGACCAAACCATATGTATATATAATTTTATTACATGTATTTTAATATATACTTTATATATATTAAAGATCTGTTTTAGTATTTATTATTTTTAGTCATCTATCATCAAAGAATTATATACATTTCCTCCTGTATTATTTTCTTCTGGTTCATTTGATACTGTTCGTTCAGAGAATTTAAGTTGTACAATTTTCCAAATACTACCGACTTTTCCATTGTAATACCATACTTTCACACATTCAATAATTGTTTTAAAGGTTTTACCTTTACAAAGAATACTTTCAATATTATTTTCATCAATAGGAACTTTTTGTTTGTTTTCATCAAAAATAAAACTTTCAAAATTTCCATTACGATCTCTGCTAACTTGAAGTCTCATTAATTTTGGATATTGACCATTTTCTCTAAGAATTGGGGAATAGTCAAAATCGCTACGTGGGGATTCTGTTTTAGAATTAAATAATGTTAAATTCTGTTTAACAAGATCAGAAATCATACTATCTAAACGTCCAATGCATTCTTTAAAATTTATAGAAATGTCACTTTTTGAGTTATTTAAAAAACAATCTAAATAATATTCAGGATAATTAGTCCATTCTTTAACACTAAACTTTACACCAAAAGGTATATACATAGTAGATGTACATAATTGCAAAGGTTGTTTGTCATATAAAAGTTTTACTGCTCTACCAGACTTTCCTAATTTCAGATTTTTAATATCAAGTGTTTGTAAATCAACAGCCGGCATATTATTAATATAATCTGTTTAAATTTATATTCAATTTTTTTATTATTTCATGTGCAATTTATATTGATTTATGTCAACATAACTACATAAAAAAATTGAAAAGTAATAAATATATTTTATATTTTAAAATGACTTCTCAACAACATTATGATGAAACCGATATTACAACTAAAGAACTTGATAAACTACACAAAACATATAAAAACATTATTGATAGTAAAAAAGAGTCTGATTCAGATAATGGAAATACAGAATCGGATTCTGATTCTGATTCTGATTCTGATATTGAAAAACCTAAATTTACTGTTAAGGCTGTAGAAAAATTATCATCTAAAAAAGAAACAACTATGTTGTATATGTTTAAAAAATACGAAAGACTTCAAAATGAATGCAATGTTTATAAAAACAAATTATTTAAAATGAGAATTCGTGCTAATTCAAATGAACAAACTCAACATTATAAAAATTTAGAGTTTTCAAATTTATTAGTTGAAAAACAAAAGTTACAAGAACAACTAAACAGAAAGCGTTATACTACTTTGAAATACTATATTTCACTTACACTAAATATAATTTTGACTTCAGGAGCGTTTTGGTTATATCACGAAATTAAACACTAAATACTAATCACTAAATATATTAAATAATTTTTGTATAAATACAATTTATATATACAAAAAACTTAAACAATTACATTTATCCAAATGTATTTTCTTTACAAACTGTCATAAACAACATATCTGTATCTTGATCTTTACTTGTAGAATAAATACTCATCAAAAAAGATGATGTAGGTGGGATAGTGTTATTTACAAATAAAAATACAGCTTCTTGTGGCTTTAAATTATCTAATTTTTTTCTTAATATAGACATAAATTGTCCAACTGTTATATCACCTCCTACTAAAAATTTTTGTTTTTTTAAAAAAATTTTATCATCCTTGGCTCTTACTATAATAGGAATATAATGAGGATATTTTTCCTTTATCAAACAAACTTCCCTTTTAATAATTTCCTTTTCAATGTCTGTAAATGATGTTTTTGTAAAATCAACTGTACTTTTTTTACGAAGATTTGCTTGTTGTAAAGTAATCATACTTACATCTGCTTTATCATTGACTGTATTGTCAGTTGTATCATTAGTCATATTATCAGACATATTTATACTTATTATATAGTGATGAAAAAAAATATAAGAATTTCAACTACATATTCTTATATTTTTTTTATTGTTGTAAAGTAATAATGGAAGGACAAAAACTTAAATCGTCAGATTTTAAAATAACAAAAAATGGAGTATATGTAAATAATTCAATCACTGGAGGGAATCCAGGATTGTTACTTATCCATGCTAATTGGTGCGGACATTGTCAAAGATTTAAACCTACATTTAATGAATTGTGTCAACAATTAGGAAAAGATTTCCCTTGTACATCTATTGAAGATGCAAATTTAGATGATGATAATCTAAAACAAAGCTTAAACTTTAAAGGATATCCAACTATTAAATTTTTTGACCAATCTGGTAAAATTATAAGCGAATACCAAGGTAGAGATAGATCAAAGAGTGCTCTTCTTGATCATATTTGCGATTTATACCATCATTGTATAAAGTATCATTAAACATTTATCAAATAATAAGTAACACATAGTTATTTTCGTTTATAAAAAACATTTTATTTATTTAATAATTTTAAATACAATGTTCGTTATATCGCAGTTTGTCTTACATAAATCAAACATGTGTAAATTTGATAATATATCAACATATGCCATTGGATCTGGGTTGATTGTATACGCAGCCATATATTTGTACTTATTATTTTATAATAATGATTACGTATCACTTTTCAACAAATTTATAATTTATATTATAGGTATTGATTTATTACTAGCTACATTTTACTATTTTAATACATCATCTAAAAGTGAACAAAGTTATGATTTAAATAATTATCAACAAATTCCTAACGTAGAATTATTAAATGTCACAAATACCACAAACAATCAAGAATCAGATTCCGATGATGATTCTATTTCAAATGAAGAAGAATCAGACTTTGAAGTAGAAACAGAAGATTGTGAAACAGAACAAAAACTAGAAATGGAAGAAATAATTCCACAACCAGTTAAAACGGAAGAATTAGATGAATTACAAACTATTGAAAGTGAACAAATTCAAACAGTTAACACAGAACAATTACAAGAAACTTTAGAAAAAATAAACTCTGAAGAAAAACAACACGTTGAACATGAAAATATTACTTTATCTGAAACAAAATCGGTAGATGTAGATTCTGAACAGGTTATTAAAAAAAAACGAGGAAGAAAGCCAAATCATTTAAAAATGCAAGTATCATAAATGATTTTAATTATTTAAAAAATATCTAATCATATCATATAATAAAGTTGTATCTAATTTGTTATAATTAACTACATCCTCTGTTTCAGTAAAACAAGATAAACTTTTATATCTATTTTCAAAATTTGTTAACAATACATTATTTTTTATAACTGAACCCATTGCATCTAAACCATTTTTACACTGTGTATCATATACAATATTCAACAAATATTTACAAACATATTTTAATGAATAAGATTGTAAACCGGGAATTGTAGATTTTACTATTTTTAATAAATCAATAAAAACAACACGTGATATTAGGTTTTTATACTTAACTACAAGATTAGGATATCTCTTTAATGTTTTATCAATTATATATTTATCTGCATTACTCCAATGAAATAATGGTATAATGTCTTTTTCTGCAAATTTATTAGATAATATCGATAAAAAATTGTCTAAAATTTTATGTTCTTCTGTTTGTGTAAGATTATCTGTAATAAAATTATAATAATGTGAACAATGATATGCACCTATCATAAACAAAATAGATTCATCAACTGAAATTGGAAATTTTTCAAAGTTATCATATATATCGTTGGTATATTCGACATCTAAATATACACCACTATTTATAATTTTCCGAATTGGTACTTCACAGTTTACTAAATTCTGTAAATTATACAAAAAACGTCTTCTTAAAACACTTTTTGACAATACACTAATATCTAATTTATCAGAAGGTGTATAAGAAATTGTGTCAGAAAGTGTATCAGAAAGCGTGTCATTTAAAATTACTTTATCAATATCATATGTACACATTATACTAAAACAATTATTTGTTTTATTGTTTTTATCACTTATATCTGTATACTTTCTACCAATAATAAAGACTTTATTACTAATACAATTAACACGTTGATACTTTTGAAAAACTATTTTCATGTTTTGTTTACTAACACGATCTAAACGCGCAATGTAATCACTTTCTTTTTTAGAGTAATTTATATTTTTATACAATAAAAATACTATTGTGTATTTTGTTATATCTAAATTACATTTATACCTATCATTTAATACCTTGTTATGAATGATCATATAATTTTTTTGAGAATACAAATTACTAGGAGTTTTTAAACACGTGTGATTTTTTACAGTTCGTAACTTGTATTTTTTAGCGAAATCATTCACTACTAAACGTCTAAATAAAATAGCTCTTTCAATAATTATATCCATATCAAATTTAAAATAACAATAAAATTTTATTATTTCATTTTTTTGTTACCATTAATTTTCAATTGGACGTAACAGAGAGAATTTATTATAATATCCAATTATTGGTAAAATATCTTGTATTTCTTTATACAATTCAGTTTCCAATAAATCACTTTCAATAACTATAAAATTATTTAATAATGTATCATTTTTTAAAAATCCTATATACTGTATTTTAGGAATCATTATTGATAATAACCTTTCGTATAATTCATATATATTCATATCACATGTTTCTACAACAAGAAAAAATCTAGATATTGACATTTTTATAAAGTAATTCCTGTTTATATATTAATTTGTGTTTTTTTAAATTAATTTATTGTTTATTTATAAATGACTGATAAAAAGTATGATATAGTAATCGTTGGAGGTGGCCCTTCGGCATTAGCTTTAGCACAAGCTTGTAGTTCAATTAATAAAAAAATTCTAATTATAGAAAAGGAATCCAGTATTGGTGGGTGTCATAGAGTCCGTAGAGTCCCAATTAAACATAACAATAAAATAGAATATGCATTTACTGAACATGGTCCTAGAGTATATAGTTCTTCTTATAAAGTATTCATCAATTTATTACAAGATATGAATTTGTCATTCAATGACTTATTTACAGAATACAATTTCAATATAACTAATATAGGTGGTAAAACAATATGGTCTACTTTATCTACATCGGAAATAATCAAATTCATAATTGCATTCTTTAATTCTGTTTTTATTACAGATTATGGAAAAAATATATCAGTTTTGGATTTCGTTACATTTAATAATTTTTCTAAAGCATCTATGGATTTTGTGGATAGAATATGCCGTCTAACAGATGGAGCAACATCTAATAATTATACACTGTTTGAATTTTTACAATTGTTTAATCAACAAACTTTTTACAAACTATATCAACCCCGAGTCCCAAATGATATAGCATTATTTAAATTATGGCAAGATCAATTACAACTAAAAGGTGTTGATTTTGTACTAAATACAGAAATAGATGGTATATATCAAAAAGATAACGTTGTATCTTATATTTTGTCTAAAAATGGTATTAAATTTTCAGGTGATAAATTTGTTATAGCAACACCACCTGATAATTTAATGAACATATTAAAACGTTCTGATAAAATTGTACAAGATAGTTTTGGCAAGATAGATTCAATGGAACTTTGGTCTAACAAAACAAAATATATAAATTATATTTCGGCAACCTTTCATTGGGATAGTAATCTAAATTTAGATAAAATATGGGGGTTCCCTAAAACAGAATGGGGTGTAGCATTTATTGTTTTATCAGATTATATGAATTTCAATGAAAAAATATCAAAAACAGTTATAAGTGCAGCCATAACAATAACAGATGTCAAAAGTACAAAAACAAATCGTTTACCAGATGAATGTTCTAAAGAAGAATTATTACAAGAAATTTATACCCAATTAAAACAATCCTATCCATTATTACCACACCCTACTGTAAGTATTTTATCCCCTGGAGTAATCTTTAATGAATCATCAAAACGTTGGATATCAAAAGATACAGCATTTATATCAACCACGCAACAACCATTTTTATCTCCACAAAGTAAAACAATACCAAATTTATATAGCTTAGGAACACATAATGGTAAACACATTTATGATTTTACTTCCCTAGAATCAGCTGTAACTAATGGAATTGGATTAAGTCATTTGTTTTACCCAGAATTACAAAATAAATATCAAATAACCAGATCAATTCATGTTTCGGATACTATTATAATTTGTTCTATTTTATTAATAATATATATCTATTATACTTATACAAAGCGAAAGGATGTTTTCAAATAATAATTCAGACAATATTAATCAAAAAATACTTGAACAACTATACATTATTAATAATAAATTAGATACATTAAATTTAGAAACAACAGGTCTAACACAAAAATTAAACACCTTAGAAAACCAAATAAAAAATTCACAAGACAAAATAAAAAATATAGACGATAAATTAGATATTGTAAATTCTAGTTGTAAAAATATGGATGATCATATTGGATTTGTTGAAAATGTATATGACCTTGTAAAATCACCATTCCAAAAAGTCCTAACTTATTATTATAAAGATTCCAACCCTGATCAATTATCACAAGTTAAACGCATATGTAACCAAAAATAAATTTTAGATGTGTTCTATTCGTAAAATTTATTTTTAATATATTATAAATGAAAACCAGTATTTTCCTTTTATTTGCGACTAGCGTGTATTCTTTAAATATTAGACATTATTCTAAATTATACAAATATAAAAAATACAATGTTATTGACTGTGATGAAAAATCTAACGATATAAATTCATTTCCTGTAGAAAATAGTATTTTACCACCACAGTCAGTTAGTAAACAACCAGCACCTGAACAACAACCTGAACAACAAATACCCGAACAACAACCTGAACAACAACCTGAACAACAATCAGAACAAAAACCAGAACAACAACCAGAACAACAACCAGAACAACAACCAGAACAACAACCAGAACAACAACCTGAACAACAACCAGAACAACAACCTAAACAACAACCAGAACAACAACCTGAACAACAACCTGAAAAACAAAATAAGCCATTTACAAATACAGGTGGTATTACAAGTAAAGCTACTTTTTATTTTAGAGTAGGTGAAGATGTTTCAGGTTGTCCTGCTGTACAAACATTTAATGATGGAAATCGTTATGGTCCTTGTAATGGTGAGGATGGTTTGTCTGGTGTACAATATACATCAACGAGTAAATATTGGGCAGCTATAGCAAATGCAGCTGGTAGGTGTGGGGAGACTATTACAGTTTCATATAATGGTAATAGTATTCAATTAAAGGTTATGGATGAATGTCCTGCTTGTAAAGAAGATAATCACGTTGATATGAGTTTGGATGCATTAATTGAATTAACTGGTTCAAAAGAAGCAGCTTGTTCTATTAATAGACCAATGCCTATGATAACTTGGTCATAAGTTTTATTAATTTTTCCCACAAATAACTTGAATTCTATCTACTAAACCACCAGTGCGTAATTTTAGACCCATAATTTTACCGTCTCCACAATTTAAATCATGTGGACCTTCTCCACCACCTCCACCAAACGCACCTTTTTCTGCATTATCGGTAAAAAATTTAATATTATCTACGAGGGCACCAGATCTTACATGAATTTTATTAAATCCATTATCAGACACTACACTAAAAGGTCCTCCACCTCCTCCACCTCTTGTTCCAAGATCTGTTCCATTTGAACATTTAACACCTACTCGATCAATCAATGCTCCTGCTCCTCCATAAAACTCTTTTACAAATGTTCCATCTGGACAAACAAGTTCACTAGGTTCTCCTCCACCACCACCACAGCAATTAGGATCACTTTCAAATGCACGTCTAAAGACCTTTGCTGGAGGACAACCACCTACATCCCAAGAACCATCTGATCTACATTTTGCATATTGAGTACCACCACCAGGACAAGCTCTTGTAATTTCAGTATTTACATCAACTGGAGTATTAATACTCCAGGTTCCATCTGCTGTACACTTTACATTTGATTGACTAGGAGCAGATGGAGTGTCGGTTTTTACTGGAGTCTTTTTGACTTCTTCCGGCGCTGGTGTGGAATCTGGTGTTTCTTCTGAATTTGTACTCATAAAAAAATAAATACTAGAACTGCAGCACAAAAGTACTACAACTACTATAGCAATAATTATAGTTATATCCATTTATATATTATAAGTATAAATTATATTTACAAAATAAAAATAATTTATTTAGATGTACATTCCAAAAGGTGGGTCACTTTGTAATGTATTATTTGAAATACTGTCAAGCAACAATGTATCAACGTGTTCTCGTAAGATTTTTACTGGTCTACTTGTATTATTAAAATCTTTGTAAAGACTTTTGTATTGTAATCTTACAATATCTTGTTCAGGATCCGTTAACATTAAAGTATTCGCACGCGACACAATTATTTCAAATTTCCTTTTAATATCTCTCATACCCTGATCGGTTTTAGATGATTCTACAATATAATTTATAGCATTCTCATCAAATTGTATATCATCATTTGTAAAACAATATTGGTCAAGGATTGATTTTATCAAATGTGTTTGCGTAATTTCCAACTTTTCTTTAATGGAATAATTATCAACACGAATTTTAAACAAACGATCAGCTAAAATTGGATCAACTTTTGATTCGTCATTATAAGTAAATACAAATAATACTTTTGACAAATCAAATTCCAATCCAGAAAAGTATTTGTCATAATTATACTTGTTATTGGTACTTGAATCTGTCATATGTATTAGATTTCCAATAATCTCTTTGCCGTGGTGTGTTTCAGATACTTTATCTAATTCATCAAACAGAATAATTGGATTTGTACATTTTGTCTCTCGTAGAATCTCTATGATTCTACCTGGACAACTACCAACATACGTAAATCCGTGACCTGTAAGCAAAGAAGAATCAGACTCTCCTCCCAAACTAATTGTCCTATATGGTCTACCTAATGCCTCCGATATACTTTTTACCAAATTAGTTTTACCCGTACCCTTTGGCCCATACAATCCTATAGCATTTACTGTGAAATTAGGATTTCTAGATGTTTGAGTTACAATATTTATAATTTGATCTTTTGCACGTTCTAAAAAAGAAAGACGTCTATCCAATACCTCTCGAACATTTTTTACAATTCTTTTTGACGAATCTAGATCTGTAGAAAAAGTATCACCTACAATTTTGTTATAAGGTATAGATAATAAAATATCCATCCAAGATTTATATTTTGCATATTCTGAAGTATCAGTTGTTTCAAAAGAATCCATTACTTCTAATCTTTTATAAGCAATTACTTTGTTATCAAATGACATTTCAGATCTTAATATTTTTTCTCTATAATTATCACTGTATTGCAAATCATTAGAACTAGATAAAATTTTGCGTTCTAATTCTAACAACTCTGTGTTTTCAAATTGTTTAATTTTATCATTAATTAATTTCAATGTAGATGTATATTCTTGTGTCAACAGTTCAGAATTTGTAAATTTATAAATATTTTCTAATAATTTTTGTTTTTGTGTTATATCAATATCCATATTTAATACATCAACAATACTTGGAGCACTCGTTTTATAGTTTTCTCGTATTAATTCAAGTTCATCATTTAATTGTTTAACTTTTTCTTGTGATACAGTTTCTTTTAATGTTCTTTTTTTTTCATCTATAGGAACTCTTTCAAAAAATTTACCTTCATAAATAGAGTTTACATTTTTAATATATTTATCATATTCATCCTTTTCTTTACTTGTAACTTCTGATTCATCTTGTTTGTTCATAACTTGCTTTATAACATTTTGAATAGTATCCGATAAAACAGATCCTATGTAATTTATTTGTGATATTTTTTCATTTTCATATTCATCTTCATCTTCATTTTCATCTTCACCATTAGAAGATCGAGATTCATCAAGAATTTTTTCTAATTCCTCACTACCATTTGATGTTTGTTCAGTTGTTTCGTCATTTCCTTCTTCATTTTCTTCTATATGTTTAGAAGACTCACTCTCACTAATACCAATTGATTCAGATTCATCATTTATAAAACTATCATCACTTGTTTCTGTGTCTGTTTGAATACATTCTGTTTGAATACATACTGACTTTGTACTTACAGGTTTGGTTACTGTTTTTTTTGTTTTACGTTTTTTCTTTGTTAAACGTATATTTGAAAAATCATCTTGAACTTCAAGATTTTCATCACTAGCGTTGGTTTGTTGCAAATCATCAATCTTGCGTTTTTGGGTTCTAGTAAAAACCATTTCACACAATCAGCTGTATTAATATATAAAAATAAAAATAAATCAGTTTTTTACCAAGGTGTGTTTAATATTTTTTATAAAAATAAACATTTTATATAAAAAATGTTAAGTTATCCAGATATAACAACCATTATTGGTTATGCACTATTCGCATTTTCAGAAATCATTCCACTTTTACCTATACCAGCAAACGGTATATTACACAGTTTAGCAATAGGAATAAAAAATAGTTTTTCAAATTCAAAACCAAATACAGATGCAGAAATAGCTCATACACTTATCGATACAAAACCACAAATGGCAAATGTTGTATCTACATTAGAAGGAAATTTTAGATTAACTGATTCACTTAAATTATTAAATTCAAAACCTCAATTGATACCTTATATAGAAAAATTAGCTTATGATAAAAATTTATTTTTTATTAACACCCTATTAGCCAATAATCCTGATTCAATAAACGAAATAAAACGTTTAATTATAAATTTGTTATCATCTAATCAAAATTTAGCAAATACAGATATAAATATACAACCTACTTTACAACAACTCCCACTAGAAAATACTAACAATGATATCGAAATACAAATTAATTAATTATCAATTACTTTAATCTCATAGGCTTATATGATTTATTGTAGTGTTTATTCAATAAATTTATATTTTTAGATGAATTTACCCATCTAAATGCAGCATCCCCACCCCAAATTAACCAAGCTATAATTCCACGTTTATTATGCCAAGAACTATCCTTTGGTCTTCCTGCCAATCGCCATTTTTTATATGTAGGATAACTAGTAATTATATGTCTAGCAAACCAAGCTCTCATATATTTAAGATCTTGTATTGATATAGAATCCCTTGTAGCTAATTGTTTTGCACGTTTCCACCCTGTTTCAACACCACCTTTAAATTCTAAACGTTTCAATTTGAAAGAATACAATGCCGTACGTTTTACGTTTTCAGGTACCTTAATCATAACACTACTACGTTTACCATAATATTGCGGACCTCCACCCAAAAGAAGAAGTGGAGCCAAACAAACTAAACCTCCACAACCACCCGTTTGACCACACTTACCATTACACGACATACCTTTATCCTTAAATAACCATTCATATTCTTTACCACTAAATGTTTTTGCAAATAATTCACTAGCTTTCTCCATATCTATACCACCGTGTTCACTTAAATTATGTCTATATAAATCAATATTGTCATCCGTAGTATAATCACACTCCTCGCATTTATAATCTCCACGTTTTTTTTTAAATTCATTAACCGATTCTGCAGGTGATTTACGTTTTTCACCTCCTCCAAATTTTATATTTTTAGATCCCCTTACACGACTTTTTTCACGTTTTGCACGTCTAATTTTTGATTTACTTATTTCTTTAAAAGTTCTAGGAGTTCCTGACGTTACACGTTTACTTGGTCTACACAATGGATAACGTTTTGTTTTAATAGAAGATCTTCCACACGATTTATATCCTATAACTTTTCCAGATGAATTTTTAATTGGTCTGTTCAAATCTACCCATTTCTCTTTATACCACCTCTTTAACCCAGGTGATTTAACACTTGGTTTTTTACCACGATATTTACCACCTAAACGTTTATATTCTTTAACTATCCAACTAGATTTATAAATTCCTGTTTTTGAACTAAATTTTTTATTAGCACGAGATTTGACCCTACTATATAAAGATTTATCAACTGGCTCTGACATTATTATTAATATACATATAAAATAATAATACTAAAAAACTTTACAAATTTGAATACAAAGATTCAGCATACCCATCATATTTATTATTTAAATGATATATTCCATTATGTTTATCATACCAGAAATTTTGTGATATATAATCACAATTATCACCTCTATAATGCTGAATATCATTTTTCATATTGGTATGATTATCATTGTTATTTAAACACATCATCTTACCTCTGTATTCTTTATTGATTTCATCATCAATTATATAATTACTATCACTATAATCATCATTTATATAATCACTGTAATCATCGTTATCATTATTTTCATAAAAATAACAATCGTAAACATCATCAATATCTTTATAATCATCTTCGATATCTTTATAATCATCTTCTAAACTACTATATAAACTAGATTGATCACTATACTTACTATATAAACTATTTGCTTTATGTTTGTCTAAAGGATAAGACTTTATCGAAGTATGATTGTTGTATTCTGTATTTGTTACAATATTCAAAGTATCAGGTACATTTGCATAAACGTATTTACCTTTATCTGTACTAAAGTAAATTATAGGTTTTGTTTTAGTTTTTTCATTCTCACCATCATTATTTATATCAATTCCTTTACGCGAACATTTTCCTTTACTATCTTTAGTGATATCACTAAGATGCTTTCGCTTGAATAATTTCCTAAACATAAAATATAATGTTTTTAAATAAAATTCATTTTTTATTTCTTTGTATATATTAATATAAGATGTCAAAACATTTACTTCGCAAATTATTAAAATTAGATACAGAACTAGATACAGAAAAATCACATGAACAATCAGATACAGAAAAATCTAGCAAAAGCAAAATGTATATTAAAGACAATACTAAAGAAGGCGTTTACTATAGTACTGACCTTGGTAAAACTGTTTTTACTAGAATCCCAAAACATATGAAAATATCTTATGAAACTAGTTTACCATATGATGATACTACTGAACAACAGGATACAGATATAACTACAACAGAATATACTCAAAATACAAACAAAAAAACTTTAGAAAACACAAACAAAATGTATATTAAAGACAATACCAAAGACGCACTTTATTATAGTACTGATAAGGGTAGATCTGTTTTTACTAGAATCCCTAAACATATGAAAATATCATACGAAACTAGTTTACCAGAGCAAACAGTTCAAACATATACAGATGACTTGTCTGATGTTTCTTCTAATTTATTAAAAACAATTATACGTCAACAAAACAAAGACCAATTTGGATCTGATCCTAATACTAAATCATTAATTTATTACAGTACCGATAAAAATGATTATACAACAGCTACTGTACCAAGCAGAATGAATGTTATACCAGACTTGCAAAAGTTTAAAGATCATAGTAATATTTATAGCGACGGCGAGTATACTAGTTTTAATTATGCAAAAAAATACCCTAGTATATATTCTGATATAGATATGTCTGACATAACAAGTAAATATTCAGATGACTTTTCAAAACAATCATCATTTGGGTCTGAACAAGATACATCATATAATTCATTCTTTGACATATACAACGACTACATTGATAAAAGACAAGGCAAATCACCTAATTCTGATACTTCATCTTTTAATATATTCAAGGAAAGTCACCGACAAAGACCACAACAAGTAGAACGTGAATCACCTGATTCTGATACTTCATCTTTTAATATATTCAAGGAAAGTCACCGACAAAGACCACAAGTAGAACGTGAATCACCTGATTCTGATACTTCATCTTTTAATATATTTAAAGAAAGTCATAGACAAAGACCACAAGTAGAACGTGAATCACCTGATTCTGATACTTCAT